TTGATAAGCACGAGTAACATAATAAAATTTAATATATTGATCTTCAAGTTTCCATTTCTTGATTAATTCCATTGCATTTTTACAAGTAGTATTACTTCGGGTAACATGTGGAAAAAAACCATAATCCATATCAAGCATAATTCCTTGACCACCTTCAAAAATTAAATTTTTATTACATGCCTTTAGTTCAATAAAATCATTAATAATTGAAAATCTTTGAACTAAATCATCACACGCAAGTTTAAAATCTTCAAGAGATTTATCTAAACGTGAATCTTTAATTATATCAATGTTCATTTTTTTGAAAGTATAATCATGTATCATTCGTAATTTTTCATCCCTAATTTTCGGATATAAAAGATCACGGGCATATAGGTGATAATGATCTTCGTTACGTTGAAGTGTTATCCCAAAACCAACACCAACTGTACCGTGTTCGTGATTGACTTCATTAATTATATTGTGATATATATCATATGGTGTAGTAACCATTGCATTGGCATCATAAAATATAACTGGTTCAATACCTTGTGCCCGGAGAGCATCACCTTCTTTTAATACTGCTTTTGGATTAACAGTACAATATTCTGACCAATAGGTTGGAATACCTTTAAGTGTTCCAGAACCAAAATTTGAAAACACGTGACGAATACCATTATAAACTACTGTATGTCCAACCTGATGACCACCATTAAATTGAATAACTAAAGTATTTTTTGGGTCATTACATAATGAATTTACTGTAACTCCCTTACCTTCATCACCCATTCCCATTCCAATTATTATACTATTCATTTTTAATGCATTTATATTTCCAAATAAAATTTCCTGCAGTTTTTATTTTACCCCTTAAACAACTACTAATATTAGTACTCCAAACATCTAACATTTTTGCTGCTACAATCGTTCCTTCCCATTCTTTAATAAAATTATTATCTAAATCATATTGTAATATTGGTGTCATTAATTTTTTTGCAATTTTTTCTTTCTCTTCAATTGTTCTTTTTTTCCCTAATTGAAAATGTTTACCACCATTAATATAATATTCTTTTACTTTTTTTGATATTTTTTCTTGTGTTTCTTTAGGTCTTATTTTCCCATAATTCCAATGATTTTCACCTGATTTATGTTTACAGACAGAACAGTTACAATTTTCTTTATGACCTCTTTCTTCTTTTGTTAGTCTTTTATGTGCCAATGACATATTCTTTTTTGATTTTTCGGTATGTTTGACACCTAAAGGACTTCCAGCTTTTTTACATAAATTAAATGTTGGTTGTAAATAATCAATCCAATATTGTTCCCTTGTAATTAAATTTTCTTTTTTATCAACAATTTCTATAATTTCAAAGACAAATGCTTTTTCATCATATTTATTCCATGAATTTTGAAAAAATTGATTTTTATGTTTATTTTTTCTAAAAGAATTAATGTGACTCCATTTTCTATTATTAAAATTAAGTGCAGAACCAATATAAAAATCGTTACTAATTTTATTTATTATTTTATATATTTCCATATTTTACGAATATATACAAATTTTTGTTACAAAAAAAAGGATGTTATTAACACCCCTTTTTCATATCAATACGATGCATTATTCATCGTCCCTACTTTTCGATCTTTAAAGCTTTAATACACCATCATCAGTTGCTGAAACAATTGCTCCGGTTGTTACGGTTGCAAGTGCTGTTGTAACCATACCAGCAATATTCGAATCAAAGTGTTTTACAATATCTTTGATATCTGCACCATGCTGAACCGCAATAATGGTTGCTATTGTTGCACAAATTGCATGATAATTATCCAATATCACAACTCTTTCACCAAGCATTTTTTTCCAATAACCCAATACTTTTGGATCATCTTTGTATGAACCTTCATTAACATGTATATGATACACATTATAAAGTCTCTGTGCTTCTTCAAGTAGTTGTATGTCAGTTACATCACTTGCTTCAGTGTAACCAAGAAGGTCTTTTAGGTGTCTGGCATCAACATTATCCCAACTGGCTTCATCACCGATGGTAAAAAGAAAACCTTTTTCGTTTCTTTTTTCAAAACAGTCAATGGATGTATGTCTACCAGCAATAAGCCAAGCAAGAAGATAACTTTCCATACACTGACCACCACCATTACCTTCAATGTATGTACCTTTTAACCATTTGTCAAGGTCTTCGGCACTACATTCAAATTGACCAAGTTGTAAGGGAGTGGTATCACTAATATGATCACCAATTGCACCAAAAAGAATTTGTGGGTGTTCAACACCATTATCAATGATGGTATTCATAAGAGTACCAAGTTCATCTTTAATTACATCTTCTGGTATACGACCCATACTTCCAGTTACATCAAGAAAAATCATTACTGCCAGTGATTCTGGATGTGCATCACTATCACGTGATTCTCTTACGGTAATATCCTTCGGTAGCATATCACTATTAGCTTTACTTGCAAATATTTCATCTGCATCTTTATTCACATAATTCGAACTTATGTGAGTGTAGGCATCTTTTGACCAACTGCTATATCCCATGATTATTCGGTTTTATCAGTTGATTCGGTTTCCGGTGCTGACTCAGTAACAGGTTCTTCAGTTACTTCTTCAGTTGCAGGAACTTTTACTTCCTGTGTTTCTTCATTAGCTAAATCTTCTAATGAAGTTTCTTTTGAATGATCTTCAAATCCCATATTAAAAATTTTAAATTAGTATAAATTAATTTGTAAATATATAAATAATTATAATATTACCCACTTTAATGCTTCTATTTTTCCTTTTAATTTATTAATTTCTTTTCTTAATGTTGATCCTTCACCACTTAAACAATCAATTTGGTTAAGACTATTAAAACAAATTTCTTTTTTCTTTAAAAGTTTTTCATTATCATCAATTTCTTTTATTATATTTTCTTGATTTTTCATAAATCTAAAGGAATAAATTCTTTTTTAAAATTTTTAGATAATATATCTCGATATTTAGTATATTCTTCTTTAACGTTTTGATGTTTTGTCAATAAAAAACTCAATATGTCTTGATTTATATTAGTTTTATCCATTTTTAATTTTGTTCCTGCTGCTGATCTATCACCCAATAAATATAATGAGATTTTCTTACATAATTCTAAATCTACATCGGGTGTTGCAATCTTATTAATAAAAAGAGTAGTTGGATACCACATTTTATATTTTGCAGATATTGTTTCAGCTTTTTTATTTAATATCGTCATATGATAAAAAGAAACAATTACGATGCCATGAGTTTCAGGTACGACAAATACTGTTGTTGGATTTAAACCCATATGAGAATAATTCATTTGTCTTAACCATAAAACAAATTCAAACATTCTACTAAATAACCAATTAACATGTTTTTGTGGTAGCTTTTGAACTGTAAGTGGTATTGCCCGATCCTTTAATTTTATTGTTAGTTTATTTTTTTCTAAAATCATTTCATCTGGCAGATATCTATGAAAATGTACTGACGAACTGTCATGGGTTGACATGAGTTTTTTGTAATTCTCAACAGATTTGGTAATTAACTTTCTATTATCATCAGTAATTAGATATTCGATTCTTTTTTCAAAAACTCTAAACGCTCCAGCTTCGTCAACATACGGCATACCATTTTCAATCACATCTTTATAATAATTGATAATAGCCATTGCATCACTCGCTTTAGAGTGACTACAAGTATCAGGATGAATTAATTTACAATAATTAATGTATGTTTTTTTCCAGTCATCTGTAAAAATATCGGAAGGTTTTTTTGATTTTAAAACTTTTTGTATTAGATCAATGTCTGTCATATAGCTAATTTTGAGATATTTGTTTTTCTATTTTTCTTTCCAACATTAATTTTTCAATGAATTTAATAATATCATTTAAACATTGATTTTCAAATATTGTATTTGGTTCAGGAAAAAATGAATATTTTCTCCACTTTCCAAACCATTTAATTTCACCGAGTTTTTTAGGGAAGCATTCTTTGGTAACAACAAGATACTTTTTAGTTTTTCCAGTATCTTCATATAAATGAAATGCTATCCAATTTGCTTCTATTATTTTCATTAATTTATGATTAATTGTGGCAAATATATCTAATATTTTCAATTATCCATATCTAATTTATATTCTTTCGTCAAAAAAATTGTAAC